GCTTTAAATATTTGGTTTTGACCACCCACAACATCGTACGGGTACATTTGCGGTAAGTAAGTTATAAAGTTTTTAGATAAAAGACCAAACTCTGCTTTCATAGCTGCATATAAACGCTTGTGAATAGCAGACATAACCCGCGATCCACGTTCCAAGAGCGCCACTGTGGTGCCCACGGCTGCCGATTGATTGCCGTCACCCACTTGCATATCAGCGATGCTCGCGAATCTTTGACCAGCGGCAACAACGGTACCCATCAACTGTAATAGTGTAGCGTCAGGTCCCTTAAATGGTAGTGGCATGAATGCATCTCTAAGATTTCCACCAGGTGCATCAACATCACGGAACTCACCCGGCTGCAACGGTTGAGCTTCGTCTCTGACCCTGATGCCTCGCATCTTGAATCCGGCCGGTAAGTTTGACAAGGTGCCGGCGTCTAAGAGTTGTCTTAGTGCGGCTGTGGCGGTTCTAGAAAGTCCGCCGATCATGTGGATTAGGCCGAACCCGTAAAATCCGAGTCCTGGTAGAAATTTAAAGTGAACAAAGTAATCTTGACGTTTTTTAGTCTGATCGCCTTCGTTCCAATTACGTTTGATAGATAAAACTTCGCCAGTGTCTTCTTTGACAGTGACAATGTATGGAAACTTAATACCAGTTGATTCGTTAGTTTTAGGATCGATGTCCTCGTCGCCTGGTATTTCTAAATGCACGTGTGCTTCTAAGATAGCACAAATGTCATCAGCTCTAGTTTCAACGCCACTCATTTTATCTTTTGCATCTTCAATATCATTTTTGTTGTAAGTGCCTTGATCGTCCATATCAGTATCTTTGAAGATACCTGCTAGTTGATGTTGACGAATGTCATTCACGGTCATTTTAATTTTGTGAATAATAGTTTCAGTATCATCTAGTGATGTTGCTGTGTACGGCACATATAAATCTTCAGCAGGTACAAACTTAGATACACTGCGTGATAGGATGGCATCATAGTAAACTTTTTTAAATGTAGAACCTGATAGTGGTAAGTTAAATAACATTTGATCAAACTCAGGTTCGTATTCTTTCATATTTACCATTAACTGGTAATTCATAAACTCTTTGACTCTATGTGCTTGTGCAACTTTTTGTGATGACTCTAGTCCAATAATTTGTGTTCTTACTGGTCCACTTGCTGGCATGAGTTCTTTATAAGCCAGTGCTTGAAACTGTGTTACGGCTTCTGCTAATACTGGGTGGGTAGCACCCGATGCACCTTGAAACGGTTCTGATCTATCTTCGTATTTAAAACCAAGTAAGTCTAAACCTTTTTTATAAGTTTGTTCCCACTCGTCTCTTGATGAAGCACACTCATCATACAACTCTAAAATTTCTGATGCTATTTCGTTAAGATCACCGTCTTCTAAAAACTCTGCTAAATTTGCGTTATGCACCTCAGCGCCCTGCATGGCACCTGCTTGTGGGTCAAAGTCAACCACAGCACCGCCGTCTTCCATCATCTGAATATCAACATCAGTGTTAGGGTTTAAGTCTTGTGCCTCTAGTTCTACCTCTTCGGGTAGAATTTCGGTTGGCATTTTCTCGTCGTTGTTTTTTTCTATAGCCATTATTTCTCCTTAAATAAACTCCCCATACCACCTTCGCGCATATATTTTTCTAAATCAGACTGCATCTTTTGTACATACGCAATTCTTTGTGCTCTGTTTCTCATAGGCTTATCACGAATAGCTTCTAATGTCGCTTTATTTATGCTAGCCGCGCCACCGTCTTTAAAACCTTTAGTTAGTGAAAATCTTATTTCATCTTCTGGTGACATCATACCTGGTTCCATAATTGCATCATCATAATAACCACCGGTTAAAGTAAGGTCATCACCTAAATCCAAACTGCCTTCATACTGCATAGTTGGGTCAAATCCTTCAGCACCTCTTGCCAATATATCCAATTCAAGTTTACCTAGTTTTACCCCACCACCAACTTCATATTCACCAGTAGCACTATTGTATCTAGGGTCAGCTAGTTCTGCATCTGAAATTATACCACCATCTGCTTTTTTTGTTTTTGGTTTAAAGGGTAT